CAGTAGAAAATAAAATAAACAATTTAATTAAGTATTATGAAACAGATAAATGAAATAATGAAACATTCAGACGCTTATAAGCAACTGAAAAAAAGAAAAGAAACTTCAATAACTGAAGATGTCTTGTCAATAAAAGATTTAGCAGACGGTATATATGAAAGTACGTGTACTAAATATTTAAAACCACAATGGATGGAAATACAAAAAGACGATAATCCTGATATATGGGAAGACCATTTAGATACAATAGGTATAGACCCTAACTCTAAATGCGAAGCGGTTATCCTTAAAGTAGTTGCTTATGTAGAATGTGACCCTCCTATATATGTATAGTTTTATAAGAAGTATTATAAAAACATTTATTAACGTATGGCTCTGTAATAGAAATAACTGTTACAGAGTAGTACCAAGAAAAAATGGGGTTTGTAAAAATTGTAAATGTAAATAAAATGAAAAAGATAATAATAGAATTTTTATTCCTTGTAATGTTATTTGTGTTAACTTGGATGAGTTTAATAATTATATAAAATGGAAATCTCTGAATATATAAAAAAACATTTTTTAGATAGTTGTTCAGATAATATGCACGATTTAAAACATCGTAGACAAATAATACAATTGTATAAAGAACAATTAAAAACTCTTGAGGAGTTTATTAATATTGAAGATGAAAGTTTAAAAAAATTAGAAGATGGGATTAATAAAACATCCGAATAGAGCAAAACAATTAATTGATTTTACAGGTGTACAAAGCGGTAACATATACCCTTCAGATATTGATGCGGTACTAGAATTTGATTCTAAATATTTGTTATTATTTGAATTAAAAAAAGTAGGAGTTCAAGTCCCATTAGGTCAAAGAATGATGCTTGAAAGAATTATTGATGCGTGGGAAGATAGTGGTAAGATTGGTAGTGTCGTTTATTGTGAACACGACACACAGTCTCATGAGACAATATACTTAAAAGATTGTGCGGTAGTTGGTTTATATAACAAAGGTGAATCTAAAGCGTTTAAAAAAGACCTTAGAGAGTTTTTGTTCAGTTATGGGGAAAAGTATAATATTAAAAAGATAATCGCTTAAAAGCGTTTATTTCATTTTCATTTTTAGGCTACTGGAAACGGTAGCCTTTTTTTATCTGTTTCTAAAGTAAGCATATTGCATGAAAGGGTCAGCACTATCTTCAGGTCTTGAATTAAAATAACCTCTGTTAAAAGTAACATCACTAAATGCAGTTAAATTTTGTTGATTAGGTGTATGTGTTCTTATTCTATATCTATTCTTTGCTACGTTCCATTCTAAATTGTCAATAGCCATTTGGTCTTGATTTGCAGGTAACGTTGTGAAATTTAATTTAGGAAATGTTAACATATTTATAGGTGTTAAATAATTATCAGAATCTGATATTTTTCTATAAGTACCTTCATATCTTCCGTTGTTTGTACTCACATCTGCTAATCTTACTCTACACATCATAGTCTCTAAATCTTCAGTATAACTTCTATCAAAATGTCGATATGCTATAATAGGGCTACCTGATGAATTTACTAAAGCGTTACTGTAACCTGCATCTTCAATTTGTCCAAATCTAACATCTACTGGAGGCACTACACCACTATTTAATCTAAATGTTTGATTTGCGATATTTACTAAAGTAGAATAATATTCTAATTCAGTAGACGCTTGTAATTTAAACTCATCAAAATACATTCTAAAACTTGTTCCTAAAGGAAAGTTTGCTTCTTCAGGTTCATATAATTCAATTGTTAAAACTCCTGAAACTGGAACTGGTGTTATTTTAAAATTATACCTTACCCATTCATTAGCAATATCATTATTTATTCTATTAAAAGTTGATGTTGCAGTTTTCCATTCATTATCTTGTACAGACCAATATCTTGTGCTTCCACCACCGTCAGGAGTTAAAAATAATTTAAAGTATAAATTATAATTTAAAAGGTTACCATCATAAGTTGCAGGTTGGTCAGCAAATATTGAAAATTGAAAATTAAGGTCATTAGATAAAAAGGTGTTACTTAAATTTGCAGTATTGTTAGTAGCAATAATATTAGTTGCACCTCCCCCACTTACGTCATTGCCTATATTTATCATAGAATAACTTCCTTGATATGGAGTAATTCCATAAGTTGCGGTATCATCATCTATTGCAAATGTAGTTGCAGTATCAGTAATTGACCATGTGTTAATTGCATAAGCGTCAGCAGGTATTGAACCTGATGGTGCAGAAACGCTTTCAAAATTACCATTAGTAACATCTGATTGTATTGTATCTTTTATTCTAATATTAACTCTATTTCTTATTGCAGGTCTTCTAATACTTTTTACTAAATCGCTGTTTAATGCTTGTATTGTATCTGCGTTTTGCGTGCTATTAATATTTTTTATTGGGTCAGCTATAGAGTAAGTTCCTTCATTAGAACCATTTTTGTCATAAGTAATAAACTCTGATGGATTAGATGAAGAATAATCTTGATTAAAAGATGATAGTGATAAAGCGTCATTTGCTATAATAGTCCATGCTCCTTCGTGTTGAAATATTCTACAATTAAACATTAACAATAAATTGTTTAAAATAAATTTTGCATCTAATGGATTACCGTTTTGATTTTGAAATGATTGTACATCATTAATAAATGTTTGAGCGAATGGATTTCCTTTTGCAGGAGTAACTGCTGAGGCAGAAGTTTGTTGTATTCTACATAAAAACTTATATGAAAAATCTAATGATTTACCAACATCTCCCTGACCATTTTCTAAATTTATTTGACGCATACATTCTCTTATAGCATCAAAAGCTGATGGTCTAACTGTAGATAATTCATAATCATATCCCTCAAGTGTACCTATTAAATCAGATGCGTATGCTTCAATAAGAAAAGGAAAAGATTGTAATGGTAAATTAAAAGAATCTTGTACTATAAATCCAGTCCAATACTTTCTATAAATATCATATGTTTCTCCGCCATCAACTGAAAATATATCTCCACTTAATTTTATAATTGTTGCACTACTAACTTGTGCAACTGTAGTTGTCTCTCCAGTTGTTGTATTTATTACTACATCACCAACTTCTAGTGAAGTTGTAAAATCAACTGACGTATCTTTTAATCTATTAGCTACCGAATAAGCATCACTTGTACCATTTAGTTTTCTAGAAGAAACTACAACTTGAAATTCTCTATCATTACTAGGCTCAAGAAAATTAATACTTCCTTCTGCGTTCCATAAAAAATTAGCTAAATCCCAGTTAGTATTTTCTAATTCCCAAGCATCACCACCACTATTTTCATCTATATAAAATTGTAACTTACAAGAACTACCTATAATAGGATTAAAAAAATCATCGTCTTGTTGGTATGATATGACTACTGGATTTGCACCTAGATTTAAATTACTAGAAACTAGACCACTATAACCGTCTTCATAAATCTGTAATAAAAACTTATGTTCATCAGGGTCAAAAAAATTAACTCTATATAATTCTCCGTATGCCATGATTATCCAGTTATTCTTGCTCTAAAATCACTTGCCCTTTCTAAAGCTAGTATTAAGTCTTGACCTCTTAAAGTAAATTCTCCTTTACCACCTGCTGATGTATTACCTAATATTTGTGGTAATCTGTTAAGTGGTATTACTGCCTCTGCACCTGCCTCTCCTACTATTCCTGCAACTGGGCTAGTCACAATACCGCCATTTGCAAACATTGTAAAACCCTCACTTGGAGTTCCTAAACCTGATACTGATTTAAAAACATCAACAAAACTTTTTCCAGTTACAAGTGCAAATATTGCTGAAATAGCGGTCATAATTGCTAATTGTTTTAATAATTGTACAATAACTTGTTTTATACCCTTTATAAAACTACTAAAACCTTCAGGGTTACTTAATGCGTCAAAGAATAAATTCATACCTGCGGTTGCAACATTTGATATTAAAGCAAATTGTTTTTGCATTTGAGAAGAATCAGTAACAACATCTTTAAACTCTAACAGTTTTAATTTACTTACATCTAAACCCTCTGCCATACCTCTAGTTGTAGTTGTTAGAAGATTGGCAGTATCATTTAATAAAAATAATTCAAACTGAACTTCATTAGTTATTTCTGATAAATCTTTAAAACTTGTATCAAAAGTTTTATTAAACTCTTTTAAAGTATCAAAAGTTTGTTTTGAGTTATCTCCTTTATCAAATGTTAGAATGTTATTTAACAACAAGTCTTCTTGTTTCGGTTTATCAATATCTTTACCAAATAATGCTTGTGAAGAAAATAAACCTTTCATTACTTTAGAAGCATCTTGTCCTGACTTTGTAAAGCCTTCCATAGATTTTTTATTTCTATCTATACTTCTTTGTATGTTATCTAATTCTCTAGGTGCTATTTTTCCTAAACCTTCAAATGCAGTTATTAAACCATTTGTAGCATTTACTAATCCAAGCAAAGCACTTTCAGCAACTGGAATTGTGCTATTTCCTAATTGTGCTAGAGCCTTATCTAATTTTTGTGAAGTTGATTCTTCTGTAATTATAAAAGCATCATTTGTAGCATTTAATGATTGTGTTAAATTATCAAATATTTTTCTTGTGCCATCAGCGTTTTCACCCATTAAATCTAATACTGCGGATAACGCTCTCACATTACCAAAGACTTGTGCCGCTGCTTCATCATTACCTTCAAACTCTTTTTTTAATGTTTGTAGTGTACTCAATAATCCTTTTTCTCTCAATTGTGTTCTTAACCCAGCAGAACTTAAACTCATTTTATCTAATGCTTCTTCTGCTTGTTGAGTAGGTTTTAATAACGATGCAAAAATTCCTCTTATTTGTGTAGATGCCTCTGCTGCATTTGTACCAGTTCTAGAAAGTGCTGCAAACGCTGCACCTACTTCATGAAACTCTACTCCCATAGCTGAAGCTAATGGTAAAACTCGTCCCATTGATTGTGCTAACTCTCCTGCCTCTAATTTACCTTCACGAACCGCAGTAACCATAACATCCGTAGCGTCAGTTGCAGAAAGATTTGCTGAACCATAAGCATTAAGTGCAGAGGTTGCTAAATCGGCAACTGTTTTAGTTTCACCTAATCCTACTGCTGCCGCCTTCAAAGAAGCCTCTAAAACTTCCATTGCTTCACTACCACGAAGACCTGCTGACGTTATAAAGAATAATGCTTCTGCCGCTTCGTTTGCACCTCTACCTGTTTTAGTTGCCATTTTTATGGCAGTTTCACCCATCTTGTCAACTTCAGCACCTGCAATACCTACCAATGACTTTATTTGTGTCATTGATTTATCAAATTGTTTTGCACTTCTTAATGCTTGTACTCCACCTGCAGTTAATGCACCAACAAAAACTAGCTTCATGGTTGAGGCTACACCTTTTAATTTACTTTGAAATCCATTAACGGATTTTTCTGATTGTTTTATGGAATTACGGAAACTGGATGAGTCACCAGTTATTTTATATTCTAGTCTTTCTCTGCTCATAAGGATAATTTGTTAACAAATATAAATATTTTAATACTTACGTTTCTTTCCAGTTTTTTCTATCTTATCCCACTTGTCAATTACTTTGTTTAGTTCTTCTTTAGATAATGGTTTTGCTTGAGGCAAACCATCTCTTTTATCTTGTGGTAATTTGAATAATTTTTGAGGTTGTATTCTTTGTGATGCCTTTTGTGCTTTAAGGTTTATCATCATAGTAGCAACATATCTAAGCCTCTCCCATTCTAGATTTTGTTGTATCTGATATGACTCAGATAATCTTATATTTTCATTTAATGTATTATTCCAAAATGTGTTTGGATTTATTCCACATTGACCAATGTAGAAATCAAGTATTAATTCCCAAGCGTCTTTATCTACTTTTTTTTTTGATTCTTAGAATTTCTTTCTATACCCATGTTTAGGTCATTACCTAATATTCTAGATTGTGATAGGGTATTCATAACTTTGGTAAGTTGCTCTGAATCAAAATCTTCAAGCCAAGAGCCAACGTCATATATAGTATAATCAATAGTGTTTTTTTCTTCTTGGTCATAAGATATTAATCCTGAATATACTAATGCTCTAATCGTTGATATGTTTATTCCTGAAGTAAAAAATTTATCTAAATCATTAAGACTAATATTTAATGTCTCTGTAAAATGACACCAAAAATTCATAGAAAAATGGAGGGTTCTTTTTTTCCCCCCAATTTCTATTTCTACGTAACCTCTTTTACTATTCATAAAGTAAATCTACAATTTAAAATTGTAAATTAAAAATTATGCGTTAGTACCAATAGTTACACTACCAGTTGAAGAAAAACTTCCTGAGTATGTAACAGGTGCTTCACTATCTGCACCATATTCTATAGATGTTAAAAATCCATCACAAGAATATACAACGTCTCCTGAAAGTGCAGTAGCAAACTTGCAATTCACTTTAGTTCTGTTGTTGATAAATACCAATAATTCTTCAATATTTGTTGCATCGTCATATGCGACAAAGCCGTCAAAACTCATATCCAAACTTCTTACTCCTGCAATTATTTCTCTGTAACCACCTGAGTCTTTTGAAGTAGCGTCAGGGGTGTCTAAAGTATAACTTATAGAAGATGAAGTAGTATGTCCGATAGGGGAATAAGCACCACTATCTGCGTTTTTAATGCTTAGTACAACGGTAGTTCCGTTCATTAAACCAGCTGAAGGCATAATATTAAAATTTAATAGTTAAACATATAATACTACAAACTTAACTAAAGAAAAGTAAAATTATTTTTATTCTGCAACTTGTAAGGTAACAGTTGTCGGATTAATTTGAGATTCAATGTTAGCGTCTAAACTTGTTTTCATTTCAGTAACCTTCTCTTCTCCCATTGTAGTTTCACACCATTCTGTTACAATAGTATTTGTTAAGTCTGCGAAAGGTATAAAGTTCTCAATGTCTTCTGTAGATATAGTTTCAGTACCATATATACTTGAAGTATAAGGGTTATCTTCTGCGTCTACCTCTGAACTTGTAGCAATTATTCGCCAATGTACGTTGTATACAACATCAGTTTCATCATCAAAAGTTGGGTAGCAATCTACCGTTCTGCAATTCCAAGAGTAAGTATTAGCCATAATTTTTAATTTAATTTATACAAATATACTATTTATTTTTTTTCAATTCGTCTACCTCTGCTTTCAGTTCTTGTATTGACTTTAATAAGATAGGTACTAACTTACTATAATCAACTTGTTGCATTTCTTCAGCATCTTTATTGCCTACAACTGCTTGTGGTAAAACTGCTTCAAGTTCGTGTGCCATTACACCATAACTTCTGCTATCATCTGCCTTCCATTTAAAGTCATACATCTTAATTTTTGATGCAATCTCTAAAGCGTTAAAGTCTTGTAAATCTTCTTTCAATCTGTAATCTGAAGATGTCGCAAATGTAGTAGCAGAACCATTAGTTTGTATAGAACCAACAGTTCCATTGGGATTAATA